AGGCGCAGGCCCGGAGTTGTGGGATGCCACACGATTCCGGGGTGTCGGATGGTAGGTAGGCGGGATCCAGGGCCCAACTGTCCTCCCCGGACAGTCCGGAAACGGAACGCGCCGAACGGCGCGGGACGGCAGTACGGAAGGAAGCAAGCGGGGAGGGCAGGAAGTACCGGTCGCCAGTAAGGGACCGGGGGAGCGCCACTACGGGCTCCCGCAAAGCCCCTTCGGGACCGCTCGCCAGTACGGGAGCGGGGCCCGTGCAGCGAACGCCAAAGGGGCACCACGTCACCGGCTCCGCCGGTTGACAGCACACTCCAAGTGTGCAAGTGTAGCAACACACGAACGGAGAGCACGATGCACTGCACGTACGGCGACCACCTCGCCACTGCGACCCACAGCTACGAGACCGCCGGTGGCTCCACGAGCTACCTGTGCGAGGGTCACGCCGACCGGTTCGGCTACCCGCAGTACCTGGTACAGCTCAAGCCCAGCCCGTGGCGTACGCAGTACGGCTACCTGGTCAACTCCCACACGGGAGACGGCGCGAGCGACCCGGCCTCGGACCTCTGGCCCTTCGACGAGGCGAACACCGAGTGGTGGCTGGGCATCCTGGGCAACCAGGACCAGTACCTCCTCGCCGACGCGGCCTGGGAGCCCTACCGGGCACACCAGACCGAGGTGCAGGGCCTGACGATCGAGTGCACGAGGGTGACCTGCCTCCCACTTGTGCAAGTGTGACAAGTGTGAGAGTGTAGCGACATCGCCAAGGCGAAACCGCTCGGAAGGGCGGTTCGCCGGGACTGGGCAGCCCGGCGCTGATGAGCCTGCCCAACAAGGCGAAACGCCGTGAGGCGTCCGGCCAGGTGGTTCCTGGTCGCTGATGAGCCAGCCTGCTCGAATCGAGGGAGACACCATGAGCATCCAGCTCCGCAAGGGCGAGTCCGTGAACCTGAACCAGCTCGCCCGCCAGACGCAGCCCGAGAGTGTCCTGAAGCGCCTGCTGCGCAACGACCTGAACGCCCTTGCTGCCCGGTTCGGTGGCAAGTGAGGACTCTCCTCGGAGTGGTCGCCGGCCTGGTGCTGGGGTGTGCCCTGACATGGGACTTCAGCCCGGCCCCAGCCCCTGAAGTGGATCGGGTGACCGTGTTCAACGACGGCTTCGCCGAGGCCAAGCAGGACGACTGCGAGCAGGGGTCGGACGCCGCCTGCGAGTGGGTCATGATCCAGAACGACATCCCCCTACCCCCCAAGTAGATCAAGGCGAAACCCCCCTGAAGGGGAGGTCCGGCCAGGTGGTACCTGGTCGCTGATGAGCCAGCCGCTCAATCCCAAGGAGTCGCAGTGACTGCCTACGTGCACCCCGCTTCATGGTCCGAGTACACCGCCGCCCTGGACTGGGCGAGGACGGGTAACGAGAGGATCGCTGGAGCGACGAGCGAGCCCAAGGAGATGCCTCGCGGTGCGAGGTACTACCTCACGAACGACTTCCAGTCCGGCTTCGGAGTGGCGGGCGACGGCACGATGATCGGTCTGTTCTCGACGGTCAAGGGCCGCGGTGAGGACCTGGTGTGGGACGCGGTCACCCACAAGGGCGCGAGCAAGCTGGACTGCTTCGACGGGTTCCTGCCCGAGTACTACAAGCAGTTCGGGTTCGTCGAGACGGAGCGGGTCGCGAACTGGACGGCAGGTGAGCCGGACGTCGTCTTCATGGCGCTGAGTGTGTAACCTGAGCAAGAGTGTGATACTGTCACAACATCGAGAGGGAGAGGGCATGACCAGCAAGGAACTGCGCGAGGCGCACAAGGCAGGCGGCAGGATCGTGGGGGCGGTCGCCCCGGCCTTCGGGCGAGAGATGGACTACCGGCCGCGTCGACCGAACGACGGGCTGCCCTGGATCGAGAAGGGACAGGTGCATGACTGGGCCCGATACCGCAGTCGTGAAGTGCAAGTGTCGCAGTAGTGCAAGGCGAAACCCCTGAAGGGGGGTCTGGCCGGGCGGTTCCCGGTCACTGATGAGCCAACCAAGGAGCACGCATGGACGGATACAGCATCACCCCCGAGTACAGCGTCGAGGAGCTGGCCGAGCTCCTGGCCGAGCTGGAACTCACGGAGCGGAGAAGGGTCCTGGAGCTGGCCGACAAGATCGCGGCATCGCACTACGAGTGACAAGGCGAAACGCCCTCGGGCGTCTGGCGGGTTGGTAACCCGTCACTGATGAGCCAACCCCCCACGTTGTCCATACAGTCCGAGGCTGAGAGGCCACACATGCAGATCACCATGCTCAACCAGGTCGTACGTTCCCTCCGGGGATACCGCGACTGCTGCAACTGGGAGGTCGCTTTCTTCAGGCGGTAACGCCTGAGCGGGGCACTGCAACACCTCACATGCGGCTCCCGGAGAGACCGGCCGGGACGGTGTGAACTTCGTGCGAAACACCTGACCAACTGCCCTCAGCGGGTCAGGTGTCGGCCCAGGGCGGTGCCTGGGTCCTGATGAGCAGCCACTCATACCGAGAGACGAGAGAGACCATGATCCAGATCAAGGCAGACACCCAGACCCGCGAGCAGTACGTCCGGAACATCATCGACACGTGGCTGGCCGCGACTTCCGAGCAGGAGGTACAGGGTCGCCTGTGGTACATCAACGCACACGACCTGGCCGACATGATGACGGAAGGGGACGTGCGGATGGGCGCCGGCCTCCTGGCAGCGCTGTCCCCTCAGACCTCCTGGCCCTTGAACGTCGAGCTCGCGACGAATGCGTACGAGACGGGGCGCCCGTCCGGACACCTGGGTGACGCCCTGGCCAAGGCCGCGAAGATCCTCGCGGGTGCCGACCCGACCGAGGTGCTGCCCATGGACCGCAAGACCGGCCACTTCTACCGCTGCATCCTCGACCCGCAGGACGCGGACGCTGTCTGCATCGACAGGCACGCCCACGACATCGCGGTGGGGGAGGAGTACGGCGCCCGTGACCGGGGCCTGGGTGCCAAGGGACGGTACGCCCTGATCGCCCACTGCTACCGCGAGGCGGCCCAGCGCCTGGACGAACTGCCCTCGGTGATACAGGCGGTGACCTGGGTGGTGTGGCGTGACCGTCTGGTCGGGACGTCCACGAGGGGAACCGCGTTCGCTACTGCGGCATGACTGTGCAAGTGTGACTCACGAAGCCGAAACCCCAGGAAGGGGTCGGGTGGGGCGGATCTCCACTCCTGAAGATGGCAACCAGTGTGAAGGTGTGACAGCGATGATCCCGACGAACGCAGTGCGGTGCCAGGTCGACAACGGCCCGATGATCTACCCGGCCAAGCCCGGCCTCTCCTACAAGTGCGAGACCTGCGGGGGCGGGCTGAAGCCCGGACAGGACCCCGAGCCTGGCCTGTACTGGGGCGAGAGCTACGGATACCTGGCCCTGTTCGAGATCGACGAGGACGAGCGCGACACCGAGGAAGAGATCAGCGATCTGTACTCCGCGCTCGGCACCTTCGCGAGCATCCTCGGTGACCCGATGACGGCGTCGGGAGTGGGCGGTCACTTCACCTGCTCCGAGGCGGACGAGCTGGTCCGTGCGCTGATGGTCGGTGATCACAAGCGCGCGGCGATGACCTTCCTGGAGGGCCATGCGCACGGTGACCACGACGTGGACGACGTGCACGGAGACCTCCTCGACTACGAGGCGTACGTCCTGGAGCTCGCCGGGCAGCCGGTACCCGAGCTGATCGAGGGGTCCGAGCCCAAGGCGGCCGAGCCCAAGGCGGACGAGTTCGTGATCGTGACGACCGAGGAACTGATCGCACTCATCGGTCTGTGACCTGGCGAAACCCCTTCGGGGGTCCGGGGTGGGTGGCATCCCCCCGCTGATGAGCCTGCCGCACATGCAAGGAGAACCACAGTGACCCCCAAGTTCCGCACCCACGACCTGAACGTCCGCGACTCGAAGCGCAAGGACAAGGCGACCACGCTGGCCCGCAAGCACGTCCGCAACAACAAGTACGAGGGCAACGAGACCGTCGTCAGCATCGCCATCAACGCCTGAGAACGGGGAGTCACACAGTGCCCAGCACCGACGAGCTCAAGAAGTACCTGACCGACGAGCGTGCGCAGGACGTCATCGACATCGCCTCCTACGGAGGGATCACCTACTGGGCCACGGAGCCGACCGACGAGGAGTTCGCCGGCCTGCCCGAGGGCAAGACGTGGACGATCACCGAGGGCACGGCGCCGCATCCGATCTTCGCCTTCGACGATGTGCGTGAGGTCGAGGGAGTCCACTACCTGAGCGCCGACGACATCCGCGGGGCGTACGCCAAGCTGCTCGACATCGACCAGCGGTACGTGAACCGCGAGTACCACGGCTACATCATCGAGTCGTGGATGGACCGGGACGACAAGCAGGGCATCGACGCGGGGCACATCGACGCGGGCACGGCCGACATCATCGTCCAGCTCGCAGCACTGGGGGAGATTCGCTACGGCTGAGGGGAGTGTGCAACCTGCGCACCTGTGATACTGTCACTACATCAAGGCGAAACCACTCGGGGGAGTGGTCGGGGGGAGTGGATCTCCCCTCCTGATGAGCCAACCGAGTGTGAAGGTGTGACCGATGGATGTAATCGAGAAGATCGAGGGATACGGGCCGACGGTCCTGGTCCGCCTCGCCGAGTGCGGCGAGCCCGACTCGCACGTAAGTCCCGGCGCCGACTTCCTGGCCCACGTACGGGACAAGGTGATCGACCTGGTCGAACGCTACGGGGGAGGGGAGAGAGGTCGGCGCGCTGACGTGATCGCCCGCCACCGAGAGTCCATCCAGGGCCAGGCCGCCTGGAATGCCAAGAGCTCCGACCCCGACGACAAGTGGCGCCAGTTCGTAGAGCTCCGTGCCTATGAGGAGAAGATCGCCGACTTCGGCACACCCAAGAACAACACGCTCGAAGGGCGCGCGGACCTGGCGCTCTTCTTCATCGGCTTCCGCCTGGCGAGCAAGCTCGTCAACGAGATCGAGGAGGGCTCCAAGTGAGCCGCATGGGAGACCTGGTCATCGACCTGATGAGCTACGAGGCGGGGGAGCTGGACGACAGCGAGACGCTGGAGCTCTTCGCCCTGCTGATCAAGAGCGGGATGTGCTGGAAGCTCGGCCGCCACTACTGGGATGCGGGCAGCAGGATGATCGACGCTCGCCTGATCACCGAGGAGGGCGTCATCCTCCCGGAGTTGGTCCCGGCATGAGCGAGATGCCCCGGCAGTTGAGTGCACGGGTCGACAAGGAGCTGGCCCGCAACCTGCAAGACCTGGCCCCGACCGGCCTGAGCAACAGCGACATCGTGAAGCAGGCGGTCGCACTGTTCGCCACCGTCTACCGAGTCGCCGTCGAGAACGGCGTAGCTGAACCGCATGAGATCCCCGAGCTGACCGCCTACCGGTACAAGCTCCCGCCCAAGCCCCAGCCGCCCCGCACGGGGGCGATCACCCTGAAGGAGACACCCCATGAAGACCGCAGCCCGATACGCCCTGAGCTTCCTCGCCCTCGCCCTGCTGGGCTCCCTGACTTGGACCTCGCCGGCCTCCGCCTCGGACGCCAAGCCCGTGACCGCCAAGGTGAAGTACGTCCCGGTGTTCCACATCCCGAGCAAGCCGTGCGCTGACGACAGCGACGACCGGAACTGCTACTGGGACGCGGCCAAGAGAGGGAACGGCAAGGGGTACTCGTACTACGTCGACCGCGCTGGCAACGTGACGTACCTGAACCCGAAGCTGAACGACCCGGCCAAGCGCAAGGCGTGGGCCAAGAAGAACAAGGCCGCCCAGCGTGAGTACTGGGGCACCGTGTGGGGACACCGCCTGTGCTGGGCCAAGGTCGGCGACACCTCGTACATCTCCTGCTTCGACGGGTACCGCGAGACGTCCTGAGTGTGCATGTGTGACAAGCCGAAACCCCTTCGGGGGTCGGGGTGGGGTGGTGCCCACCTCCTGAAGATGGCAGCCACGGTGAGAGGAGCACGACAGTGCAGAAGCGCAGCCGCATCGGTAAGAACGAGGTCTCGGGTCTCGGCAAGCTGTACCTCCAGGGCGGGCAGGCCCTGAAGCGTGACGACCTGGGCCTCACCAACGCGGAGTACGCGGTGTTCGCCAAGCTGGCCTGGTTCGGGCTGGCGAGGCGTGAGCATGAGCAGAGGTGGTCGATCACCGACCTGGGCATCGGCTTCGTCGAAGGCAGGACGCGCGTCGCCTCCATCGCGCTCACCCTGGACCGTGAGTTCGTGGGCCTGGAGGGCGAGCTCGTCACGGCGGGCGACCTGAACGAGTCCTTCCAGTTCGCGGTCGCCTGATGTCGCGAGAGCGCTCCGGCTGGGAGTACATCCACGGTGTCCCGCGGTGGGCGCCGACCGTCGAGACCGCGATCTCCGAGCTGACGTACGACAAGTACGGCCAGGAGTACACGGAGTCGGTGGCCAAGCTGATGGACATCGCACGAGCGGCACAGCGTGACTGCGCCGACCGACTGACTGATGCCGGGCACGCCGAGGCGGCGGCCCTGATCTACCCCGACTACCCCGAGGAGAACGAGCAGTGAAGGTTGCCATCACGATCACGGTGGACGTCAAGGACCCGGCCGAGTGGACGCGAGCGTTCGGCATGGAGGGAGCGCCGGCCATCCGGCAGGACGTGAAGCAGTACGTGGGCGAGGCAGTGCGGGGCCTGCGTGTGTGGGAAGAGGCCGAGGCGGAGGTGAACTGGAAGTGACCGACCTGATCGTCGGGCTGAGCGGTTACGCGAGGTCCGGGAAGAACGAGGCGGCGAACGCCCTGGTCGAACGAGGCTGGAGGCAGGCGGCCTACGCTGACAAGCTGCGTGACTTCCTCTACGCGGTGAACCCCCTGATCCCTGGGCACTACGGTGCCGGGAGCCTGCGCCTGCGAAGGCTGGTCGACCAGACCGGATGGGACTACGCGAAGACGGCGTACCCCGAGGTCCGGTCCCTGCTCCAGCGCACCGGTACAGAGGCTGGCCGACGCGTGCTCGGCGATGACGTGTGGGTGGAGGCCCTGTTCGCCTCGCACCGTGACGCGCCTGGCCTGGTCGTCACTGACGTGCGCTTCCCGAACGAGGCGGAAGCCATCGCCAAGCGGAACGGCGTGATGATCCGGGTGGAGAGGCCGGGCGTGGGCCCGACCAAGGACAAGTACGGACGGGCGCACATCAGCGAGACCGCGCTCGACGACTGGCCCTTCGACCACGTCCTGATCAACGACGGGTCGGTGAGTGACCTGCACGCCAAGCTGCACGGCGTCGCCGAACTTGTGCAAGTGTGAGCGTGTGATACTGTGACAGTGTCAACGCCGAGAGAGCTCGACGCACTGCCTGATGGCACGGAGATCGAGCTCTTGGACAAGCGAGGCACCCGCCGAGTGAAGGTGGGAGGCCACTGGCGAGCCGAAGGTAGAGCCGCCACCCAGAACGTCTACGTCTACGTCAACGTGCGCCGATACGGCGCGGTCATCAAACAGGAGGAGGACGAGAGTTGAGGATCACCCCCCGAGCTCACGAGATCAAGAAGGTGGTCGACATCCTTGAAGACCCCACCTTCGACAGCCCGGAGCAACTGGCCAAGGCTGTGATCAAGGAGGTGGG